TTGAAGTTTAACTACAGGAGTATTGCCAGATGAAAAATTAGTTTGAACATTCGCCATTTCCGTCCATCTACCCACGCTTAATCCACTGCTAAAAATATGAAGATTTCGTTCTGCGTTTTTAATATGAGTTGTTATGGCAGCCCCTGTGCCTGCCACATCTTGACTTCCCAAATCGAGAGTTTTTAGATTTTGATAAGCAGTTAAACTATCGCCATTACTATAACTGTCTACATCTAAAATATCATCTCTATATATAGTAACATCGTTTGTATCTGTTGCATGGGGCCTTCCAAAATACCAATAACTTATTCCATCGCTGTGACAAAATCCTTCAGTTTCAGAAGACGACTCATACCACATAGGAACCGGTGATCCTACGGCTTGTAAATAAACTAAACCATTATCACCTGTGGGCGTAGAGGTTCCACCTGTAGCGTCTTTATGAGTAATTAAAAAAGCACCTTTAACGTTGCGAGTGCTACCTCCTGTATATACAAACTTAGCCACAGAAGAACTTGAATCTCTATCAACAATTTCACACGCCAATCCTACATGAACTAAAGTGCTTGAAGATTTAGGGGCTACTAAATTTATTTTAGGAATCCAAAAAGACATAGACAGACCATTATCGCTACTAGCTGTATCAAAAGTTCCTACTGCTGGGCTTCCAGCTGTATCTGTTTTTAAAAACAACATTCGATTAACAACGGTGGTATCTCCATTAGCTGTTGGGGTGGTCATATTAACTAAATAAGCATCGTCTTCATGTCCTGAGGTTAAATTTTCTTTATGAGACGAAACCCACAGTTGAGCCCCCGCTTCTAATAAATCTGTATAATAATTTGTAGAGATTACACTTGCTATACTTAATTTGTTTTCTTGTTTAACCTCTAGGGTTTCTGAATCTATTTTATATAAAGTTCCTAATATTTTACTTCCTGTGCTGTAAGTAGAACTGTCTAAAACCCATAAATCACCATCACTCGCCAAAGCTAATGCTGTAAATTCTGCTAAAGTTGTGTATACAGGTTTTTTAGTTTTAGTTAATGCGTAGCTTGTAAGTCCAAATTTGTAAATTGAATTTTTACCGTATTCAATTCCATAAATATGAGAATGATCTGTAACGACTTTATGCATATCTGGAAAATCAGATGGATTGCTTAATTCAGCATTTTCAATTTGCAGTCCACTTGGAATAGATCCACCAAACTGTCCATGAGGAATAATTCCTACCCATTTTGAATCTCTTGAATCTCCCAATCCTATATGAACTTCTTTATTGTTTACGACCATTGCTGGAGGATTGGTATACGTTCCCGCTTCCAATTCAACTTCGTTATCTGGATTAGAGGCTTCTACGTCATCTACTTTATGAATATCTCCATCCGAATCCATATACACCAATCGTTTGGTAGCACCATCTGTAATGATTTCCATTCCAATAGAATTAACCCCTTCTTCAATTGAATCGTCTGTTGGAATTCCTTTAATAGATCCGTTATCTAACTGAGGGTCTACATTTAAACTATACGAAGCGGCATCATTGGGGATGTCTCTATCGTCTCTTGTATAAACAATTCCCGATCTAAAGTAGTTAATTTCTTCTAATCGCTTAGGCACGGATGACTTTTCCTTCGTAAGTAGTTACTCCGTCATTGATGTTTAAAACAATTAAGTTAAAATTTCCACTATCAAGAATGTCTACAATACCCACATTATGAGTCCAATTGGTAGGTCTGCCTTTTAAATAGTCTTTACTCATATCAGTTAAACATCCCATTGAATACGCCATGTGGGGTCCGCTGATGTGGGTAATGACCGCTTTTTGTGAGTCGTGAGTATGTCCGTAGATAACATTGCATCCCATTTGTAAGGCGTGAGTTCTTGCATGGGCAATTCCCATGTAGTGTCCTCCGTGATAAGCGTATAGTTTGCTTCCAAACACTTTAAAGAGGTCACCATAGTCGTGCCATTCATATCCTCTTTTTTCAAATCCAAAGGCTTTTCTGGATCCGTAATGTTCAAGGTAGGGGTTTTCTTGGACAAAGTGATCGAACCACAATTCATGGTTTCCTTGAGCGAATTGTTTTTTGGTGCAATTGATTTTATCCAAGACTTCATCAATGCGATCCATCCCCTTGTTTCCCTGTTTAATTTCTTTTTCAATAAACGGAAGTTGGTATTCAAGCGGTGGACGTTTTCTTTTAGACCATTGCCAATGACTGACCGAAGCTCCTTCAATGGTGTCTCCTAATAATAAAAAAGCACTCGGTTTGACTGCTTTTAATACTTTTAAAGCACATTTAAACGCCTTTTCATCTTGGTTAGGAAAATGGATGTCTGGAAAGACAACGACTCGTTCTTTGATTTTCATAGTTTTCCTTTATGTGCATCCCTACCCCTTTAGTCAAGAATCTCAAAGTGAACTAAATCATCAAAACTATTATCTTTGGTTGTGCGTTTACCTTGATATAAACTTGAAGCATTCCAATCACCACCCCAACGTATTTTAACCCCCATAGACATTGCTATAGCGAGGATAAAACCTCCTAAGTAATGGAAGTCATCCCTGGCATTAAAATCTACAGGATATGGGGCAATATCTACGGCTTTTCCTTGTACGTGTTTTCCAAACTTAGTTTTACTTTTTCCTTCTTTAACCAATTGGTTCTGTCTTTCTTGAGATCTAAGTCCTTCAATGATTGTTATATCAAAGTATTCAACTGCTTTATTTAATACTTTAACGAGACGATCATCAACCCCTTCTAGTCTTTGTTTTGATCTTTTACCAAAATGAGGCATCAATATCTCTTTTTAGTCTTTTTTTTCTTTTTAGGAGGTCTTCCTTTTTTCTTTCCGTATGTTCCTTTACCTTGTGGCATTATTTACTCCCAAAGATTTTAGAAAAGAATCCTTTCTTAGATTTTTTACCTTTAGCACCACCAATCTTTTTACCTTTCTTTTTTTTCTTTTTAACGTCTTCCATCAGTGCATATTGCTCTTGATATTTATTTTCTTCTAGAGGTTGTCCATGTAAAGAAGACGCTATGATTAAGCTTACTATTGAATGTGTCATTTCAGTCTGCCTCCCCACCCATAACTTCTGCAACGCTATCCGTACACGCATCAGCTATGTTTTTAAAGAACGCCACTTCTTCAGCTTCGTTCATCTCTGGTAAGTTAATAGCACCAGCTAACTTGGTTGCTAATGCGGTTTCAAACACATCAGATTGTATTTTTTCCATCAACTCTTTCATGAACATTGAGATGATTTTCTTTGCGAACTTTTTCATTTACGACTCCTTTTCATTTCTTATTTTGTAATAAAGATAAATTATATTCATAACAGCTATAGCAATTCCTAAGAAATAAGGCAACATATCCATAAAAACTATAACTTGACTTGCAAAACTTGTTCCTGATACTTTTAAACTATCCATTATTTACCGTTCCCATTCATACGAGACATAATGCCATCCATTCTAGATAGTTGTTTTTCCATATCAGACATCGCTTCTATAGTTTGTTCATATCTACGATCTCTAACTGAATCTGATTCATTCCATCTGCTGATAAGTTTGATAATCATTCCCTCCATGTTAGCAATAGTTTCTGATTGACCTTTATTTTCTATCTCTAGATTTTTAAGAGACTCTTGTTGTCTCTCTGATTTCTTGCTTAAAGAAACAACTAGGTAGACAAACATCACGCCTACTACTCCTATCATTCCAGCTTCTCCGTAAACTGCCATGAAATCCATTATTTCTTTTTCCTTTTTCTCCACGAAAGTGGGTTAATGTTAAGTTCTTTTTCATAGAACTTTAATTTACTTTCAAGTTCTTCTAGTTGTGCAGATTCTTCCAACTGATGTTTAGCCATGAGATTGCGAATTTCATCATTAGCCTCCAATACTTCTTTTTCAAGGCTTGTAATTCTTTCTTGCAAACTGAACCAACCGTATAGGATTGAACCGCCAACAAGCAAAATGTTAACCAGAAATTTGAAGTTAAATGATAAAACGAGGTTGTCGTCAATAACATTACCCCTGTAAGACCTAGCAGTTTTTGGTTTTTCATTCACTTAATCTCTACAGTTTCATACTGATTGTGATTGTAGCACCAATTCTCACCACTGTGTATAGCACCATTGTAAAAATGTTCTATTCCTTTATTGTCTGTTATGGTGCTTAATACCTTTGATTTATTTTCTTGTTCTTCGTCAAGTGAATATCCCATAATAGACCAACCAGAGCAACTTGTTAACAATATCCCCACAAAAACAAATTTTATGGGAATATTATATGATGTGGATTGATTACTTTTCTTCTTCTTTGACAACTTCCATTCCTGTTTCAATTAAAGCATCTTCACAGCCTTTAAGACCAATTCTAAGCTGAGTAAGATTAAAATTTGACCTATCAATTTTATTTATCAAATCTTGCCTATGTTGTAAAAAAGCCTTTTGTTCTGGTGTGAGAGCATCTAAATCTTCTTGAGAATACTCTTTACCAAATATGTTTACTGTCGGCTTTTCTTTTTCTTTTTTAGCCATCATTAACTCCTTGTTATTTTACTTTATCAAAATCTTCCATAGCTGTTTCAACTGCTTTTGCTAAATCTGTATATTTAGTTGCTTCTGCTTCATAGCCAGTCTTAATTGCTTCTAACTGCTCTTTAGTGTATTCAGTCTTTTTATCATCCATCGCTACACCAGTTTCAGCACTATACACTTTTTCTTTTAGCACAATTTTATCTTGAGTAACTGCATCTTCACCTTTAATAATCACTACATCAAATTCATCTTTTTCTTCTTTGACTGCTTCTTTAATAGTTACAGTTTCTTTTTCAAAGGCAACTAATGATTTTGCTTTCTTATCAGCGTATTTATCCCAGTTCATATTATTCTCCGAATTTGTCTTTAGCTTTGGTTAATAATTGTGCCTTAGTGTGTTCTTCTGTCCAAGCAACACCATTAACAGATAAATACTTCTGTAACTGTGCTTCTGTCCACTTAGCATCACTAGGTTCTCCACTAGGATAGCCATTTGTTGATACAAAGTATGCTTCTTTTTCATCGTCACCCCATAATGCTTCAGCAACTTTCTTTACTTTTGCATCTTCTGATGTGAGAATAGAGTTTGGATATACTACGTGACGATGATAGCTAACTCCACCAATCTGTACTCCGTCATCTAGTACCTTTGTTGCTTGGCGAACTTGTATTGAGTATTCGCCCTTTATTTCGATTTTGTCAACTTTGACCACTTTTTCTAATGCCACTTCTGACTCCTATTTGTTATTCGTTCCATCTCATTTATCCAAATGAGTTTAATTTTTTAAAATATTTGATAAATTACTGCACCATGAAAACTTTCATTACCACCAATCGCACCTGTAGGAACATATAGATTTCCTGCGGCACCACCTGCCGCAACTCCAGTTAACCAAAACCTATCTGTCGTTGATGATACATCCCACGCTAAACCAGCATAATTAGTATCGAAATTTTGAAAAGTATCTACCATCCCAGTTCCACTATAAGCACCAGAAGCATGAGCATAAGGCAAATTCTTCATGTGAACATAGTTTCCTGTCATAGAGCCTTTACTACTTATAACTACTTCATAGGCGACCATAACAAACCTACCAATTCTTGTATAAGAACCATTAGCAGTAGAAAGAGTAGCTTCATTATTTGATATATCACAAATTTTAGGTGTCCAAGTACCTTCTTCATAAACTAAACCATTATCACCAGTAGGAGCATTTTCTACAGAAGGAGCAGTAGCACCAGCAGTAATTGTTCCATGTAAATCATTACCAGATTTATCAAACCACTTATCTGATGCTATTCCAGAGCCATCATATTCTGCTACTGCACCGATTGGAACTACTGTTATATTTTTTAAAGCAACATATTCATTTTCTGCATCCCCAGTAACAGTTTGGCTTCCTCCATCAGATAGATATAGAAATAAATCTCCACTAGATAAATCATTAACTTCAAAAGATACATTGGTCTGCCAAGAACCAGTTGCACTAAATTGATTTAAAGTAGTCTGTAATCCAAATTGAAACCCATCTACTGTTTGTCCACTTGGGATATAATAATCAAATTTTATCCTATATGCTCTCCTTGTAGCTGTGGCTGAATCTCTTCGAGCATAGTGACTCGCTCCAGTTGTTGCATCTGCAATAATTTTTAATGTATCATTCACACCACCTACACTATCACTATTACCAGTAACAGTTGCCCTTCCAGCATTTGCCCAAGAGTCTGCACCACTTGTAAAATCAGAAGTGTATGAAGCAGTCTGATTAGCACCTTTATACTTAAATGGTACACTTGCACCAGAATACAGTTCTTTAACTTCTGTGGCTGTTAAGGCTTTATTAAAATATCTAAGGTTAGACATTTCCATTTTACCATAATTAGTATCTAATCGAGCAATTGTAAAATTAGCATTTTGTTCTACTGCATCTGTACTCATAGTTGATGTTGTAGTTCCTATCGCAGTACCATTTACATAAAATTGTCCAGAGCCACTTCTATCTGCTACAACAGCTATATGTGCCCATTGACCATTTGTTAATCCACCAGTAGCAGTTGCAACTAAGTTAATTTTTCCAGAACCCCCATCAATAGCATAAAAATTTAAATAATCATTACTGTCTGTATACATAGCATAATAATTATTTCCATCTTCAAATTTTCCAAATAGATAAGTTAGGCTAGTCCATTCTTCTGCTCTTACTAACATTTCAAAACTAAAGTCACTAGTACCTAATTCTAAATGTGGTGTTTGAGTAGCCTCTGTAACAGTTATTACATCATCAGTACCATCAAATCGATAGTAAGGTGAACTCATTGTATTGGCTACATGGTTAGGTACATTTTGAGAGTGTACATAGGCTTGAGAATCTTGAGACATATAAACATCGGTTACACTTGCATTTCCTAGAGTTACTGAATTGTCTGCTATTCCAGTTGTGCTTGTTCCAATTACAATCTGATTTGTACCAGTTGCACTACTTGGGTCTGATAATGTTCCAATACAGATATTATTAGTACCTGTTGTGACTACATCTCCAGCGGCAGTACCCACAAAAGTGCTTGATGTAACCGCTCCTTGTAAATTAGTTCCAGCCCCTTGTCCAATAGCAACATTATTACCACCAGCTTGAGGCGTTCCATCTACGCCTTTTCCAGCCTCATAACCCACATAAGTATTGCTACCACCAGTTGTAAGATATAAGCCACTATTATAACCAATAGCGGTATTTCCAGATCCAGATGTAAGAGCAAATAAAGCTCTACGCCCAATAGCGACAGTTCCATTTGCTCCAGTAGTTGTCGAGCTACTACCTTTAAAAGCACTATGTCCAATAGCTACAGTATCTTGAACAGCATTAGTTGTTATTCCACTCATAGCTTCGCCACCAACAACTGTGTTTACAAGAGCAGTAGTTGCATTTTCTAAAGCATTGTTTCCTATGACTACATTTGCAGTACCACTTATCATATCCATCATCGCTTTATAACCAACCGCTGTATTTTCAGTTGCTCCATTCATAGCGTCAGACATAACACTATTTCCAATACCAGTATTTGAATGACAAGCCGCAGTTACCCAACCACCACCACCAGTATTATTTCCAACAAAAACATTGTTAATAGTTAAAGCATCTTGAGTATCATCAATGTAAGAGGCATCCATAGCCGCTGTACCAATTGCTATATTATGGTCACCTAATTTGTTTTCGTGACCAGCATTAAAACCTACAAAAACATTGTAATTTCCACCAGCTGCTATGTCATCTCCAGCTAAATTTCCAAATATTGTATTTTGAGTTCCTAAATCATTATTACTTAGAGAAATGCGAGAGTTGGCATCTACAACAAGTTTTTTAACTGAATCTATTTCAAAAACAAACTTTTCATTATTTTCATCAAATGCAATAGTTCCATGATAATAATTTTCACTTGGAGAACCAAAGTAAAGACCAGCTTGTTTTTCTGCTGGATTTAAAAATTGTATAAAATTATGATTATTGTTTTCAATTACTAATGGCGTAGTTGCTCCAGTTGTACCAGATACGCTTCCAGCATCTCCTTTATAAACATGAAGCGTATTGTCTGGAGAAGCAATTCCAATTCCTATTCTATCTGTATTAAGGTATAGTGGAGTTGCATCATTATCTCCAGTTTTTACTTGTACTGCTGCACCGGGTGAAGCTACGGTTGAACCAGTATCACCTTCTAATTTTAAAAGACTTGTATAAGTTGATGCTATTGTCTTATTTGTTAACGTTGCCATAATATTATTCTCCTAAATCTCCCATATCTTCCCACTTAATTGTTTGTTGTTCCCATTTTACTTGAGAACCTTCTGAGCCACTCCAACCTATGTCGTATATAGACTGCATAACTTGAGTAACCGCTATTCGTAAAACGCCTAGCATTATCTTAAAGCAACAAGGTTGGTTGCCGTAGTTCCGGTGTCGTAAACTTGATTAAATACAATAGGAAGTATTTGACCACTTGCTAGGTTTTTAAACACGATAGCAGATCCTGTATCGTTCATGTCTACTTTTACATCACCACCGACACCTACATATAAAGCCTTATAAGGGGCTCCTGTTATGTCGTCAGAATCGTGGGGTGTTACCGCTACTGCCGTATCGTATAACAATTGATTTAAAGATTCTTTTACAGAATATTTATTAATATCAGCCATCTTGTTTCTCCTTTAGTACGATACCTTACCGAGCTTGACTATTCTCATGGGTATCTTGGTTAAAATTTTTATGTTGCTACTATTAAAACTTCTACGCCTACATGATTGGAACTATTACCGGTAACTAGCTTCCAATATATTCCCGATGCTGGTCTTGGTAATAAAAATGCTTCTCCATTTGCTATTTCTGCAATGATAACTCCATCGCCTGTTACATTTGTCGTTTCATCTCCATGTATAGTTACCTTAACTGTATCTGCAACTTGTGAAGAAGTTGTTGTGCCAAATAATAGACCTGTATGTTTAAAAAATACCATATCGGTAGCTGTGTCTACGGCATACTCTGTACCATCAGAAGTAACGGCTGTATTAACTCCATTTGCCCAACCTCCCGCAATAGTAACGTCTCCACTATTTGAAGTTATTTCACCAGATCCACCTAGAGATCTTCTTACGTTTTCATTAATTACTTCCATTTCTTGATTTACACCGTCTGCAAGATCCATTAAAATCTTTGGCGTGACAGATACTGCAAACGATATTTTATTTGTATTTGCCATAACTAAGCTCCTTGTTGTTGTGGCATTCCACCACCAATTAATAATTGCAACCCTTGATTGTATTCAGCTTTTAACATTTGATACTGCCCTTGTTTCCATTGATAATCGGTTGTGTGTTTTTGAATTTTTGCTCCGTAATTCTGTATATCTGTGTTGTATTTTTGAACAATAGAACTTATTTCAGATTGATAATCTTGAACTTCGCTTGAATATTTTTGTAGTAATTGAGCATCATCTTGAGACGATAATTGTGCATTTTGTATAGAGATCTGAAGATTAGCTTGGTATTCTGTATTTTCAACATTAAAAACATTTAAAGCGTTTTGTATGTCGTTGCTATATTTTTGTAAATCGGTTTGTCTTTCTGCTGTCCATAATCTTATATCAGCATCTGTATTTTGTTGATACTCTTGTACTTCTTTTCCTACCTGTGCTTGATATAACTGTATTTCATTTGAAAACTTTTGAAGTTTTTGAACGTCATCGCTTTGAGACAATTGAGCATTTTGAATCGCTTTTTGAAGTTCAGCTTGATACTCTGTATTGGCATCATTAAATACATTTAGTTGATTCTGTATATTGGCTTGAAAATCATTAATTTGAGAATTGATTTCTTGAATCTTAATACTTGCCAATTCAACATCTTCATCTGTAGATATAAATGAATCTACTGTTCCAAATGAAGGACTAAAAACAGGAGAAATATATTCAGGAGGAGTGGTATTAAAACTTACTGAATTTGAAGTTAACACCGGAACCGTTGGACTTACTGCTGAAATAGTTAAATCTGAAATTAAACTCGTAGAACTTTTAAGAGTTAATAAAGGCATAGTATAACTTGGAGCCGTTTGTGAAAAAGTAACTGAGTTTGAGCTTAACGTTGGGCTTGTAGGAGAAACCGGTAATGTAGGTTCATTAATATCGGTAGGTAAATTTGCCGATTTATCAGCCAACAATCTTTGTAAACACCTAACCGCTCCCCCTGTAACCAATAAAGGTTCTGCTTCTTTTGGAAAATGTTCTGTTCCTGTATCTCCATGAACAATAGCCGTGCTTCCATCGGAAGTAGGAATTCTTGGAACGTAATGTAAAGTTCCTGTAGTTTCTCCACCTGAAGCTGATCCAATAACAAAAATACTTTGGTTTTCAAAATAATACACAGGGCTCGTGTCACTTCCCGCATAAATAGAGCCTGTATTTTTATATCTAGCTTTATCCATACTTGGTATTTCTTTTGCAAAGTAATCTGATTTATCTACTGCCAATACTTTAAAAGTAGATGTATTTGTACCCGAACCAGATATAGAGGTTGTTTTGCATATTTTCATTAATTTTTCATAAGGCAAAACATTAACAATCTCCGATCCTATGTCTTGAATTGCATTAGAGATAAGCGTGTCATCTCCAACGGATCCAATTAAATCTTCTATTTCTGTTTTAAAACTCATAATTCTGTAAAAGTTGTATCTGTATTGCTTAATTCCGTATGTGAAACAGATGCAATATTTGATTCTGTAAAAGACGCTGAATTGATAGTTGATTCTGTATAAGAAGGTGTTGAAAGAGTGGCTTCAGAATAAGCAGTTGTATCATCCCACTCTAACCCTTGATCTTCCCACAACACATCGGTTAAGTCTGTCCAATATCTTGTTTCTAAGAATTGTTCTTCCATTAAAAGTCATTTCCTTGAATGTAATAAGCCGTACCATCACGACCTTTATTTGCGTATCGTTTACCTTCTCTAACGTCTTGATTAAATAAATCTTTAAAGTAAGAAGCTTGTCTTATTAACCTGGGTTTTAATTCATACCCTTTTGCAATGGCGTAATTCGCTAAAGCCTCATGAAATTCTTCAGGTATTGCAGAAGATTCATCCATTCTAATTCCACCAGAACCGTCTCCCCCTGTAGTGGCTACAAAACTTTCATCTTTTTTTACGGCATGAATGTTAACCGTTTTTACTTCTTCTACGGATAAATAGGTTGTGTTGTCGTCTTCTTCAGAACGTTTTACAATGGCAATAGCATCTCGTTCTGTCCACCATCCGTGTTTTAATGCATTTGTCTTTACGTCACTCATTGTTAATTATCCGTATCGGTTTTATCCACCACACCACTAATTCTTGGAATAGGATAGTTTTCATAATCCACTTGAGTTATTTCCAATATATTGCTATCAAGATTGTAGTATCGTTGATTAGCAGTTGTAGAAAAAGTATACAGTCCATTTAAAATCCTCGTTTTACGACAGAATTCAAGTAAAGCTCTGTTTAAATACAATCGTATTTGGGTTTCTCCCATTTCAGGGTGATGTTGTTGAACCAGTTCTATTAGTTGTGTTTGTGTCATAATCCCAACTTTGGGGGAGCCGAAACTCCCCCATCGTTATTTAGTTTACGATTCGTGAGCAAATGTGCCTATACCGCCAACAACAAACCAATCAGAACCATCACAGACTATTTTAATAAAATTGCCTTGATGTCCAGTTGCTTTAGTTAATTGAACGTATTTATTATCTGCACCATCTAGAACAGAAGTCAATCCATCTGCCGTAGTTGCATCCGCATTGCCTCCTTCTTGCTGACTCACATATCCGATGATTTTTCCACCAACGGGTGTTATTCTACACGTTGATCCAGCCGATGCTTTTGTTTGGACAAATGTAAACTCCAAACCTTTAGCTAAAGCCGGTAAAGTAATAACCACATTGTCTGCACCCGCATTCATGAGAATTGTTTTCCCATGATCTACATTTCCTAAGGTAGTAGCCGCAGTTATTTCTTTAATCGAAACGCTTGTTCCTCCCATATAAGGTCTAGCCATAATGAACCTCCCTTATGATATTTGGAATAACTTGTGACTTTCTACCAAAGTAACTCCGATACCCTCATCAGACATATACTGATCTTTGACACCATCGTATGCATCATCTGTTAAGATGTTTGCTTGGAACTTTGGAGCCCTGTATTGAGCATGGAACAGATTTTCATCAGATACAACCAACATTGTTTTGTTGTAAGTCTGACGTAAAACTGGAGTTGGAATTAACTGCAAAGCACCGTGAGGTGTTTCAAGAATTCTGTAGTTAAATCCTAAGGCATCTCTTTTCATATCTCCTAGGGAAACTGTCCATCCAGAGTTACCTGCAAATCCAGAAGAACCCGCCATCTTAGACCAGTAGCTTAACGCTCCTTGTCCACAGAAAGCACGTTTCATACCCGCTTCAGGAACGTATTGGAATACTTTTTCCATATCGTCTACAAAGTCATTGTAAGAATAACTTGCTTCGGTTATTGAAAAACGACTCTGATCGTCTCCACTACTTGCTCCGTGCTTTTCAATTGCTGGAATAATTCCCATTGTTGAACGAACCACGTTGCTATTAGCATCAGATAGAGAATTGTCATCAAATCCACCGCTAGTGTTGATAGGAGAACGACCAAATAAGAACGCTCTTTCTTTTTGAATCTTGTGTTCTTGAGACTTCTGATCACGCAATCTTGCCAACTCAGATGATTCACCTCTTAAAGCAGATGCCAATAAAGTACCTGTTATTTGTAAAGGTGTTTTGAAGATCTGACATTGGTTGTAAACGACTGCAAGTTCGTCTGCCCAAGCGGTTCCAGCTACTGTACCTTCACCGTATGCACTACCTACGACAATCAAATAATCACCATCTGCCGGAGTAATTGTAGCGTCACCCATATTTTTAACACTCAAATTAGCACTTGATCCACTACCCGCAACTGCAGTAATTAAGACCACACCTTTTTTAGTAGCTCCCGGTGTTAACGCTGTCCAAACTTCACACTCAAGTCCAATCCAACTGTTGTAAGCGTAATCACCGCCTTCGCCTTCCATTCCAACTGGCGAACCAGAAGTTACAGCCCATGTATCTGCCGCGTTATCAGCCGCACAAGCCGCAGTAGAAGAAGTTTGAAAATACTGCCTTGCCCAAGGATTACGATGTTCAAACATCTTAAACTGTGGATCAGCCATACCTGTTACGGTGTTTTTATTAGCAATCACTGTTGTAAATGGTGTTACATCAGTCCAAAGCTCTTTTACTACATTAGGACGAATGTAAAAATCTCGTCTGTCTGTATATAATACCCCACTTGATGTGAGATTTTTGGCGTTACTAGCCATTGTTGTTACCCTCCTAGACCCCCCTCAGGGTCGTTTGATTAAACCGTTCTTTTATTTTGCATTAAAGCCAAATTGAACAAATCTTCATCTGTGTACTGCGGTTGATTTTCTCCACCTCCAACACTTGCTGGTGGGGGAACGGCAACCCGTTGTTGACGATTCTTCATCATTTCAGCTTTTTGCCTTGTCTCCACTTCTGCGGTACTTGGAGCATTCCGTATTCGGTCTAAAGCAACTAAATTGTCTAGAGAGAGGCTATCGGGAGAAGAATAATACTTCATAAACTCCGTAGCTTTTTCGGGTGTATACCCATACTGCTCTGTTAAATTGCGAACCATTGCTTGTTGTTCTTGTTTTTGCATGGCTTCTTGTTGTTGCTTTTGTTGTATCTCGTATTGTCTTGCATTTTGTTGTTCTTGATAGTTCAACTTCTGCTCTTGGTAGTTCACCAAATCCTCTCGATATGTGTCTAGAGAATCACGATACTTGAAACTAACCGATTCCGGATCCATGTACGCTTCAGATGGATCATAATTGCTTGGCTTATTTGGACGTTGGGGTTTCTTTGGTAATCCTTGCGATTCGGGTTGACCGGCAACCACAGGGGTATCACCAGAGAGTGATTTTGCAACATTGTCTAAAACCCAAGGATTGTCTTTAATGTGCCTTGCGATAGGCTCGACATTTTCTAATTCCTTGATACGTTGTTCCATTGAGTTGAACTCACTCGCCTTCTGATCGTATTTACTTTGCCAATATTCGTAACGCTCCTCTTGAGGTTTCTCAACAGGGGTTACAGGAGGTGTTTCCACTTCCTTAGGTTCGTCCATATACATACCTGTTTTTGTATCTAAACTGGTATCAAATGGCTCTAGTCCGTCAGTTTGATCTACTGAGACGTTATTTGAGGTATCCTCAGCAATAATGTCTTGAACTTGTTCTTCCATATTATCTCCTTCCAATTTGTCTAAGTGACAGCAACTGGTGTTTGAGGTTCTGCTTCCGTTTCCCGTTCCATTTTCAGTTGATCGCCTAATCGAGCCTCAAACAATTCAACGGCTTTTGCCGTTTTATCGTTGGCTCTTCCCAACTGACGTTTAAATTTTTCAATCTCAACACGTTTTTTATCGTGAACACTTTCTCTTTCCGAGGTTTGTAAATCACCTTGTACACGTTTGAGTTCTTCTTGCAATTGTTGTATCGTTTGCTGTTGCTGAGATATAATAGCGGTTCTTTCTAAGACGCCTTCTGTGTCCGCAACTTCCGTTTGTTCTAAGATTTCAACTTGATCGATAATTCCAGCTTGATAGAGTTGCATATAGTATTCAAATCTTGCCCAACGATTTGATGGTAGCGTGGAACCACTTACGACAATAAGATCGTATTTACCAATAGTAACATCGTTAATCCGTCCTACGATCTCTCCAGTAAAATCATCGTATACTGGGCGATTTAACATAGCTTCACTTGTCCTACCATCTGGTTTCATAAGGCGAATCACCTTTTCATCTGTGTAGGTTTGCTGAATGAGTTGAACCACAGATCGAGCGACTTGATTCAACATTTCGTCAATATCGTCTAGCTTAGATTTAATACGACGTTGGGCATATTCATCAACTGCAACCGTACCTTTGTATGTAGAGGGTGCAGCACTAGGATCTCCTTGTGATAAAGGATGAATCCCTAATATTTGATAGATACTGCCTTTAGCATCTTCTTTATTTTTATACAATTCATTGGGTAAAGGAATCGGACCCGCTACAATCGGTTGACCTAATTCTGGATCGTATTCAATGACTCCTGTTCCCGCTCTGCTCCATTCAGATTCCAATTGTTTGCGATCCATTGATCCTCTTGGAATTAATAATTTTGTGTTGGTAGAACTTGAAGCGTGAGCAATAATTAAAGAGGTTAGCTTATTGATGTATTCTTGAATCGGTTTAACAAATCGAACATCGCTCATGGGATAAGGGTTTCTGTTGTGACGATTCATTAAAGGTACAATGGGATAATTTTCAATGTCCATAATACTTTGATCGATTAAGACACCCCCTACCGACATTATTCTCATAATGCGATCTACAATAACTCGATTCATTACCACTACTTCCTGTTCGACCATTTCTAGTTTAGTCACCACATT